ATCAAACCGTGTTCTGCCCGTTCCCCAAGGGCTCGGTGGCTGGCCTCCAGCACCAAGACCTGGGCGAAGAGTCGGTGAGCGACGGCGCGGGCGGCTGGTTCCAAGCCCTGCGCACGCTGTACCAGTGGAAGGCCGGCATGGTCGTCAAGGACTGGCGCTATGTGGTTCGCATTGCGAACATCGACGTTTCGGACTGGATGGGCGTGACGGGCACGCAAGCCACCACGGCAACCACCAACGCCATCAACATGATGAGCCGCGCGCTGGACCGCATCCCGAACTTCTCGATGGGCCGCGCCGCGTTCTACATGAACCGTTCGCTGTACTCGGGCCTGCGCTTGCAAGCCCTGAGCCGCAGCCAGAACGTGCTCACCATCGACAAGGCGCTGAACCAGTTTGGCACCGCACAAAACATGCTCACCTTCCAGGGTGTGCCAATCCGCAAGGTCGATGCCCTGGGCGTGGCCGAGCTGGGTGTTACCCCTTAATCCGAAGGAGATCAGCAAATGATTACCGACCGTCAAAACCAAGTCTCCAGCGCGCAAGCGCTGACCACGGGCACCATCGTTTCGACCGACACCATCGACCTGGGCCAAGCCCGTGACGTTGGTGCGGGCGAGGGCTTGAAGCTCGTCATCAACGTGGACACCGTGTTCGCAGGCGGCACCTCGGTGCAGCCGCAGATCATCACCTCGGCAGCCGCCAACCTGGGCTCGCCCACGGTGATCGGCAGCTTGCCAGTGCTGACCACGGCGCAACTGACCGCAGGCGCGAGCTTCGTGTATCCGCTGCCCGAGACCAACCCGCAAGGGCGCGGCCAGCGTTACCTCGGTGTGCAGTACGTCATCGTGGGCACTTTCAGCACGGGCGCGGTTACGTCCTCGTTCGTGGTGGATGCCCAGCACACCGGCAAGCAATACGCCACCGGCTTCACCGTCGCCTGATAGGACACCAGCATGCCCAAGTACCGCGTACTCAAAGACGTTTTGCACCCGGCAACGGGTCGCATTCTCAAAGAAGGCACTGAGGTGGAGATCGAGTGGCCGACCTTCGGCGCCGAGAAACACAGCAGCGAGCCAACGCGGCTCGATGGCGTGCTGGAGTTGGTCAAGGGCAACAAGAGCGCGGCGAAGGCTTCGGCTGACGCCTGAGCTTGAACCGGCTTTTGTTGCTGACACGGGGGCCGCGCGCCCCCGTTTTTCATTGAGAGGTGCGCAATGGCGTCCGATGTAGATGTGTGCAACATGGCACTGAGCCATCTCGGCAGCGATGCCCAGGTGGCCGCCATCAATCCGCCCGATGGCAGCGTGGAGGCAGGGCACTGCAAGCGCTTCTTTGTGCTGGCTCGGCAGGAGGCGCTGGAGATGGCGCCCTTCACTTGGACAAAAAAGCGCGCCCTGCTGGCCGAGGTGACCAACCCCAGCACCGTGTGGCGATATGCCTACGCGCTGCCCTCCGACTGCATCAGTCCCCTGCGCGTGCTGCAAGCCACCCAGCCCCGAGAGGGCGAGCTCTGGCCTTCCACCGCCACGGTAACGGCTGACGACTTGGCCCTGTTCAGCGAGCGCGGCAGCGCCCACTTTGAGATCGAAGGCGGGGTGCTGCTCACGATGGAAGCCGAGGCGGTGCTGCTCTACACCCGCGACATTCCCGACCCCGGCAGTTGGAGCCCTTCGTTCGTGTCGGGCCTGTCCTACCTGCTGGCCGGCTACTTGGCCGGCCCCATCATCAAGGGCGAGGCCGGCGCCACCGCAGGCCAGAAGTTCCGCATGGCAGCGCGCGACGCCCTGAGCAGTGCAGCCGTCATGGATGCCAACAGCAGCCACGAAACGCAAGAGTTCGTGCCTGCATCCCTGGCGGTGCGCTGATGCCCAAGAGCCTATTTCGCAGCTTTGCGGGCGGCGAGATCACGCCCGAGATGTTCGGGCGCATGGACCTGACCAAGTACCAAACGGGACTGGCCCAGGCGCTGAACTTCATCACCCTGCCGCACGGCCCCGCAGCTCGGCGCCCAGGCACCCAGCATGTGGCCCGAGCACGCAACACCCACACCACCGGCAACGCGCGCACGGTGCGCTTGCTGCCCTTCGTCTTCAGCGCATCGCAAGCCTATGTGCTTGAAGTGGGGGCCAGCTATGTGCGCTTCCACAACAGCAACGGCACCGAGCTGGAGACCGCCAAGACCGTGAGCGCGGCCACATCCGCCAGCCCCTCGGTGCTCACCATCACTGCGCACGGGTACACCACGGGTGACGCAGTGTTCTGCCAAGGATTCACCGGCCCCTGGGCCACGTTAGAAGGCCAGTTCCTGACGGTGGATGTGCTCACTGCCGACACCGTGAACCTGCGCCGCATGCCCAGCAGCGCCAACCTCTCGGGCGCTTTGTTCAACGCCACCGGCTTCGCGGCCTACACCAGCGGGGCATCCGTGCGCCGCGTCTACACCCTGGCGAGCAGCTACACGGCAGCCGACCAAACGACCTATGCGCAGAACAACGACATCATGACCTTGTGCGCGCAGTCGCAACCAGCGCGTGAGCTCAAGCGCCTGGGCGCCGCCAACTGGGCTTTCAACTCGGTGGCCTTCACCGTGACGCAAGCAGCCCCCACGGCGGTCTCTGCCGTGGCGACCATCCCCACGCCCACGAACCCGGTCACGCAGTCGTATGTCGTCACTGCCGTGGCGGCAGACTTGGTGACAGAAAGCGCCGCCAGCACGCCAGCCACTTGCAGCAACAACCTGTCATTGGCGGGCAACTTCAACACCGTGTCGTGGACGGCGGCAGCCGGCGCGTCAAGGTACTACGTCTACCGGCTGCGCGGTGGCTCCTATGGCTACATCGGCCAAACCTCGGGCACCAGCTTGGTGGACGACAACATCAGCCCCCAGGCCGCCGACACCCCACCCGTGTCCACCATCACCCTCAACACCGGGGCGGGCGACTACCCGGCAGCCGTCACCTACTACGAGCGGCGGCGCTGGTTCGCAGGCACCACGCTGCGACCGCAAAACGTCTTCGCCACGCGCAACGGCACCGAGTCCAACCTCACCGGCAGCGTGCCCTCGCAAGAGGATGACGCGCTGGAGTTCCGCATCGCCAGCCAGCAGCAGCAAACCGTGAGGCACTTGGTGGCCTTGCAGGATGTGGTGGCCCTGACCGCCAGCGGGGAGCATCGCATCTTTGCCGATGGCGGGCCGGCCCTGTCCCTGTCCACGCTATCGGTCAAGCCCCAAAGCGCAACCGGCGCCAGCACGGTGCAGCCGGCACTGAGCGAAGACCGTGCGCTCTACGTCCAGGCCCAGGGCAGCTATGTGCGCGAGCTCGCGTTCGACCCCTCGGGCCTCGGGCGCTTCACCGCTGAAAACGTCAGCATCATGGCGCCGCACTTGTTCGACGGTTTCCAGATCGTGGAGCTGGCCTACTGCCGCGCACCCGTGCCCGTGCTGTGGGCGCTGCGCAGTGATGGGGTGCTGCTCGGCATGACCCACATGCCCAGCCAGCAGGTCTATGGCTGGCACCAGCACCGCATCGGTGGCGGCGGCTTCGTGGAGAGCATCGCAGTCATCCCTGAAAACAATGAGGATGTGCTCTACGTGGCGGTGCGCCGCACCCTGGCCGGCAGCACCAACAGCGTGAGCATCGAGCGCTTGACCCCGCGCGTGGTGGCAACGCAGGCGGATGGTTACTTTGTCGATGGTGGGTTCACCTACCGGGGCGCACCGGCCATCACCATCAGCGGGCTCTGGCAGCTTGAGGGGCAAGCCGTTCAGGTGCTGGCCGATGGTGCCGTCCACCCAGGCCGCACCGTCACCAGCGGGGCTATCACCCTGGAGTCACCGGCCAGCGTGGTGCATGTGGGCCTCGGCTATGTGTCCGACATCCAGACCCTGCCGCAAGCCTACGAGCAGGCCCCCGCCAACGGGCAGGGCACCATGAAAAACGTCAGCAAGGTGTTCGTGCGGGTGAAGGACAGCAGCATCGTCAAGGCCGGCCCCCGGTTCAACGCCCTGCGCGAGTTCCCGGCGCGCGCCGTGAGTGACCCCTACGGCAGCGCCCCCGCGCTGCGCAATGGGGAGCTCTCTATCGCCATCGACCCAAGCTGGACGACTGACGGCAGCATCTGCCTTCGCCAAGACCTGCCGCTGCCGCTGACGGTGTGCGCGCTGGCCCACGAAACGGCGGCGGGCGGTGGTTGAGTTCCGGCCCCCTGAGCAGGGTGATGCCCTGGCGGTGGCGCGCGTGCTGCGCGAAGCCGACCGGGCCGAGCTTCGGGCCGCAGGGCTGGAAGGCCCCCGCGAGTGGCGCGCAGCCATCGAGGAAGGCATCGAGCACTCGGCCATGTGCTGGACTGCCGTGGTGGACGGTGTGCCGGCTGCCGTGCTGGGCTGCCGCCCCTTGCCCGATGTCGGCCCGGATGTGGCCGCGCCCTGGTTCCTGGGCACAGATGCCGTTTGGAAGTCGCGGCGGGCGTGTGTTGCGGCTGCGCCTTCCTACATTGCCCTGATGCTGGAGCGATACCCCCGCCTGCTGAACCATGTCCACGCCGACAACACGCAGGCGGTGCGCGTGCTCAATGCGCTGGGCTTCGAGATTGCACCGCCCTACCGGCACCCCGTAACCGGCGCGCAGTTCTGCGTGTTCACGATGGAGGCCAGCGATGAGCGGCTTTGATTTAATCCGGGCGCTTCAAGCGCCCCTCGCCAACGCAACCCGCGCCGACATCCTGGCGCTGGAAGCGGCAGCCCTGGCGAGCGACCCCGCCGAGTTCCCGCGCCGCGAGTGCCCGCTGGTGCACCGCTTTGTGCCCGGCATCTATGCGCGCGAGATCTTCATGCCTGCGGGCACCTTTGCGATGGGCAAGATCCACCGCAAGGCGCACTTGTCCGTCATCCTCGGAGATGTCTCCTTCGTGTCCACGGTCGAAGGCTTGCGCCGCGTCACCGGCATGGAGACCTTCGAGTGCGAGGCCGGCATCAAGCGCGCGGTCTACTGCCACGCCGATACATGGTGGACCACCTTCCACCCCAACCCCAGCGACTCGCGCGACTTGGCCGAGCTTGAGCGGGAGCTGATCGCGCCCGACTTTGAAGCCCTTGAGGGGGTCGCGCAATGAGTTGGGCAGTGACCGCTATCGTCATCGCCGCCGGCTCTGCGGTGGCTTCGGCCTACGGCACCTACCAGCAGGGCAAAACCCAAAAGGAGATGGCGCAGTACAACGCCGACATCGCCGAGCAGGAAGCCCAAGACGCGCGCCGCCGAGGCGATGAGGAAGCCAACAAGGTGCGCAAGGCCAATGCCGCCCTGGCCGGCCAGCAGCGCGCCAGCTTCGCGGCCAAGGGCTTGGACTTCAGCGAGGGCTCGGCGGGCGAGGCGCTGGATCAAACCGAGTTCTTCAGCCAGCAAGACCAAGCCACCGCGCGCACCAATGCGGCCCGCGCTGCGTGGTCCAGCAGGGCGCAGAAGCGCGGCTATGAGTTTGAGGCGGCATCGCAGCGCCCCGGCATGAACGCCGGCATCTCGCTGCTGGGCGGGGCTTCGCAAGTGGCCGGCCAGTGGTCGGGCTACAAGAACCCGAAGAAAGGGTAAGCATGCCCCGCGTACCCCTGAGCCAAGGCGCCCAGCTCCAGAGCACGGCACAACAAGGCGGCTACCTTCGCGCCCCCGATGTCAGCCAAACCGCGCGCACCCTGGCAAACAGCCTGGGCCAAGCGGGCGATGCGCTGAACAAAGAGATTTACCGGCAGGGCGAGACCGAAGCCAACAAGGCCGACACCGAGATTGCCCAGGGCTGGATGCAATGGGATGCCGAGGCGCGGCGCAAGTACCAAGGGGAAAACGCCGAACGCTACCGGGAAGAAGCAGCCAAGTGGTGGGAAGAGGCCGGCACCAAGTATGGGGAGGCGATGAACCCCGTCGCCAAGGGCATGATCGGGCAAGCC